GTCACCGTGGGCGCATCGCCCGTCAGCGTGCGCAGGATGTTCCCCAGCGTCATGTCGACGTTGTCGATCGTGATCTGCGTTTGCGGAATGCGCTCTTCCTTGTCCGCAGGGCTGGGCGCATCGAACGCGAACGGCTGGTAGGTGCCGTCCGCACGCACGATCGGTTGCGTGTTGCACACCAGCAGCTGCGGCGACGGCAGCGACGCGTGTTCCACCTTCAGGAACGAAAGCAGCACCTCGCTGGTCTGCTGCGCCAGCATCGCCTGCAGCATTTCCGCGCTCACCTGCCTCACGGCAAAAGCTCCAGGTCGAACTGCACCTGCCACCAGATCACGTCGCCGTCCTGGCCGACATATTTCTCGGCCGGAAGCGCCGTGCCGCCGTAGCGGTACGTGGCCGGCAGGCCGGTGCGGAAATCCGTCCAGGTGAACGTGCCGGTGTAGCCCAGCGTGGTCTTGAAGAAATCGTCGATCAGCGTGTCGCGCTGCGCCTGCGTCAACATCAGCGTGATCGTGATCATGGCCGACGTGGCAGTGAACAGCGGCCGCGCCTTGTCGACGCCGCCCTGCATCTTCGAACGCAGGATGTTGTCGACAGGCGTGTAGGTCGGTGCGTCATTGCCGAACGGCGTCTGCGGCAGACTGGCGGGCCAGAGGGGATCAGCCATAGCTATTCCCCTTGCGCTTCAATACCCAGCGGCGATCCATCGCCTTCGCCGTGACACCACCATTGTTGACGTCCTTGGCCACCGCGCCCAGGAAAAGCTCCAGTATCTGGCCGCCGTTGTTGTCGGTGGACTGCTTGCTCTGCACCTGGTTGCCATCACCCGACGAATGCAAGATCACCGTCACCGGCGTCACGGCCACCATCAACTGGGCGCCGTTCACGGTCGGCGTTGAAGGCGATTTGAAGCCGAGTTGAGAGGGCGTCGGCGCGGAACCGCCGATCGGGCCGCCCGTGGCATAGCCCGGCAGCTTCGGCAGCGTGCGGCTATTGACCGCATCCATGAACGCGACGCCGTAGTGATCGACGGCGGCAGCGTTGTGCATGTATTCGCCGTTCGATGCCCGGATCAGGATGCTGTCGCTGGTTCCGGAGCCGGCGCCGTGGATTGCACCGCCCGTGGCGTAACCGCCGACCTTGAGGTTGGTGCTGCGAATTGTTTCCAACACGGCCGCGCCCTGCGCAATCGCGCCGGCGATGGAAATGATGTTCCAGGGGAAGCCCATCTTCGAAGAGTTGGCGACGCTCTCCTGGATGGCGAGGATGGCGTTGGCCAGCGTCGAGGCTTTTTGCAGCGCGAACGCGATGCGCGCCTGCTTGCTCTGCTCGCCGTAGGCCTGCGCGTACACCTGCGCGAGTGAAGCGAATCCCTGCTGGGCGGATGACAACGCGAACTGCGCTTCCTGCCGCTTGATCGCAGCCTCGGCGTTCGCCTTGTTTTGCGCGCTCTGCAGGCTCGCCTTTTCGTAGGCTTTCTGGATGTCGAGCTGGCGCTGCGCGTTGTCTTTGGCAGCCGCCATTTCGTGTTGATAGGCAGCCTGCTGGATCTGGTCGACCCGCTGGTAGTACTGCTGCACTTCGGCCATCTGCGCGGCGAAGCGACTGCCCGCCATCAGCGTGCTCACGCCACGCGGACCCTTGCCGTCGATGCCGCCGAAAATGCGATTCAATGAATCGGTATAGCCGGCTTCGCCGCCGGTCGCGTTCTTCGTGAAGAACTGATCCAGCTCGTTGAGCTGGTTCATCACCTTGCCCGTCTGGATCTCCAGCGGCGTGCCCAGGCTGTTCCGGAACTTCTCCCACGCGGCCTGCGTCTTCTTGATCGCCTCCTGTTCCTGCGCATCGATCTGCTGCCGCTTGGCGCTGGCGTCGGCGTGGACCTGCGTGATCTGCTGATCGATCTCCGCGACCTTCTGGTCGGCCTTGACGCGGTCGGCCTGCGTTTTGATGTGCGACTGCGCCGCAACCTTTTCCTTCTCCAGCGCCGCAACCTTGTCGTCTTCCCACACCGCGAGCATGCCGCGCTCGGCGTCGTAGTACGCGGCGTCGTTGACCAGCCCGGCCTTGTGTTCGGCATCCAGCGCCTTCTGGCCATTGGTGTAGATGTCCTGGGCTTGCTTGACGGCGTTCTGCGCGGCCGATATGGCGGCGTTGAGCTGCGCGCCGCCGACGTTGCCGAACTGTTTTTTGTTCGCGGAATCGAACTGCTGTTGCGCGACCTTCAACGCTTGCTCGTATTCCGCCTTCGCCTGTGCGACTTGATCGGCCGTGAGGTTGCCGAGCATCGCCTTGTCGAAGGCGGCCTTGGCCTGTGCCTTCGCGTTGTTGAGTTGGGTCTGCGGGTTTTGGAACTTGCTTAGGTACTGCAGTCCCTGTTTGGATTGCGTATCGGCATTCTGGGCGACCGCCGCGGCCGTTTGCTGCACGCCCTGGACCGCAAGTTGGTGCCGCAAATCCGCGATCTTCGCTTGCAGCTGCGCGAGCGCCTCCGGCGTAGCGTTCTGGACCATGTTGCCGGCGCGATCGAGATGCGTACCCTGCGCATTCGCGAGATCCGCCATCGCATCTTTCAGCTGCTGGCCGATCGAGTGCGTGGCGCCGACATCCTTCATCGCGGCCCACGCGGCGGAGGCGGCATTCTTCACGCCCGACCAGGCACGCTCCATGATGCCCGCGCTGTCCTGCACCTCATTGGCGCGATCGTGTACGGCTTTCGATGCGGCCTGCTGCGCGATCGCCGTGGCGCGTTCGGTTTCGCCCTGCGCCTGCAGGCGCTGAATTTGGTCGAACTGCGACGCCGACAGGAAGTGATACTGCTCATCGAGCTTCATGAGCGTATCGATGTTGCCGCTCATGACCTGGTCGACGAACTTCACCCCGTCGGCGACCTTGCCGCCGGTCATGGTCGCGAACTCGACAGCCGTCTGCGACAGCTGCTCCATCTGCGTGCGGGTGAACTTGCCGGTGTTGGCCAGTTCGGTGAGCGCCTCGGCCGCATCGCCGTAGCGACCGGTGGCGGCGCCCACGCGATTGGCCGTATCCACCAGCTGCCCCGCCGTCGCAGTCGACGCCGCACCGGTTGCGATCAGCGCGCGGTTGAACTTGTCGCTTTCTTCCTCGCCCTTGATGATCGCTATCACGAACACGCCGACCGCGGCTGCGGCCGCCGCGATGCCGATGCCCATCGGCGTCATCAGCTTGGTCAGCAGGCCGGCCTGGTTGGCGAACGCGGCGCCGGTGCGGCGCAACCGTCCGAAGTTGCCGGACATAACCTCGCTCACCGCAGTGGCGATCTCCGACTGCGCGCGCGAATTGAGCATCGCCTCCTTGTTCGCCGCCGTCTGCGCCTTGGTGACGACGATATCTTCTACCTTGGCCTTGTCGGCGAGCTTCAGCGCGGCGGTGTAGGTGTCCTCCTCGATCGCGCCCATGCTCAGCGCGTTGTTCAGATCGGCCATCGCCTGCTTGATGCCGGCGGTTGTCATGGTCCCCGACCGCAACGCGGACATTGCGGCCTCGGCATCCTTGGCCGCATCGTTGAACTTCTGCCAGTTCACCATCTGCGCGTTTTGCGCGGCGATCACATCGCGTCCGGACGCCACTTGGGAGGCGTTGGCCTTGGTCGCGCTTTTCTCCACACCCTCGATCTGCGCCTTCACCTCGGCCAAGGCCGCGTTCGCCTGGGTGGCGTCGGCCTTCAACCGCAGTGCAAGATCGAGATTGCTGTCACCCGTTGCCACGTAAGTCGCTCCCTTGAATCAGTTCTGGCGCAGCAGCTGCAGCAATTCGCGCCGCGACCGCAAACCTTTATCGCTGCGGCAACCGCCGTAGGCCGCCGCGATCGCGTCGATCAGATCCGCACGCGCATGTCGGTCGCGACGCTTCTCGGCGTCATGCAGAGCCATCAGTTGACGCTCGGTGTAGAGGCGTCCGAGGTCGCAGGCGCGGCCGTGTCCGGCGCGGGCGACGGTGTTGAAGATGTCAGACCAGTTGGGTTCGTCTTGCGCCGCAGCTCCGCCATCACGCGATCGCGCTGGCGCCCCACGACCGCTCGCCAGAAAAAACGGCTGCACGTACCCCACCAGGTCATCAGCAGCCGCTCGGCGTCCGGTCCTTTCACGCTGTCGATGAATTCGCGATCCTCTTCAGCGACGGCGAGCTGGATCAGCTCGCGCGTGAGCGCGCGATGTTTGGACAGGATGTCCAGGTATTTCTCGATGCCGGCGTCGGCGGCTGCCGCATCCTTGGCAAGTGATTCCAGGTCATCGATCAACGGCGCACCTTTGGCGCGCGCGGTCATGCCGTCGAACAGACGGTACTCGCCAATCGTGATCTTGCGGCCGCCGACATCGAGCTCGACGTCCGGCTGCATGACGTACAGGTCATCGAGCGCTTTTTCCATGCTCGATTGCGAGTCCGCCTTCGGCGCGGCGGATTGAAGTTTGCGGGCCATGAGTTCTCTCTTCGTTGCAGAAACAATCGGGCTGCGTCCGGAGCGGCGCGCAGCCCGATGGGTGACAACCGCTGCGCTTACAGGAACGTCACGCGGGCGAAGCCGCCGTAGTTGGCGTCCGCCGCATTCAGCGAGTCGTAGAGGCAGCCGATGGCGAGATCCTCGTTGGCGGCCGCCTCGCCGATCCAGTCGACGCTGGCAAACGGTTGCGGCTTGCCGCGGTAGACCTCGATCAGCACCGGCGCGTTGCTCTCGGCGGCGTTCAGACCTTCGATGCGGATGTAGCGGTCTTCCGGCATCTGGGTGAACATCGGGAAGCTGTCGGCGGCTTCGTAGCTGTACGCGGCCTGCAGTGGCTCGATGTAGCTGCCGGCGGTCATGTCTTCCAGAATGCCGACGTTGCCGAATATCAGGGAGTTTTCCTTGTACTCGGTGCCCTTGGTCAGGGTCTTCGGCGTGCCGGTGGAGTCGGTGATGATCAGACCGCTGGCGTTGCCGTATTTCAGCGCGATCTCGTCGCCGGCCTGCAAACCGGTCGGGAACGTTTCGCCAGTGACGGTGCCCGCGACGATCGACAGCGGCGTCGAGTAGAACCCGAGCGCGGCCGACGTCTTGGTGAACTGCTTGCAGGTGAGCGTGAGCGTGCCGCTCTTCTGGCCGGGGATCTGCGCGGCCAGCAGCTTGTCGCCGGTCTGGTCCTCGTAGATGTCGGTCATGTTGGACTTCAGTTCCATCTTGGCGCCGCTGCAGTCGGCGAACAGCGCGAAGGCCAGCGGACGGCCGGTAGGACCGCGCTTGGCGACCAGCACGCGGCCCTGGCCGGAGTAATACTGCGGAGTGTCGAGTTTCATGGAGGTGATTCCTGTTCAGGGATGAGCGCTGGCGGTGACGCCGGGAGTGGAGTGCAGCGACCGATCAGGACTTGATCGGCGTGACGTTGTCGGGCGCCTTGTCGGCCTTGCGCGCGGCCTCGGCCGCGGCCGCCGCATCGAGCGCATCCTTGTAGGCGTCCTGGTCTTTCGGCGAGAGCTTCTTGATCTCGGCGCTGATCGTGTCCAGGCCGTCCGAAATCACGTCGAGACGCTTCAGGAACAGCGCATCGTGCAGCGGAACGTCGATCTTCGCGCCAGCTGGGTGTGGCACGTCGTTGTGGCGGTGGGCTTTCTTCAAGGTGACTTTCATGATGGGTCGACTCCGATGAAATGCTGCGTTTGGTAAATCTCGGTCCACAACGTCGTGGCGCCGTCGTAATCAGACAGGTTGCCCTGCTGCAACATGCACGGGCGGCTGCCATCCACTTGCGGCGCCCAGCCGATGAGCGACTGGCGCACCGCGCCCACGATCGCTTGCAGGCTGTCGGCCGATTGCGCGCCGAGCTGCTGGCGATAGTTGCGCACGGCAATCACCACGCCGAACGTGACGATGGCGCGCTGCCGCACACGCACCTGCGCGCCGGGCGACACGTTGCCGGGCTGGTTGGCCTCGGCCTTCTCGCGGGCCAGCAACACGTATGCACATGGCGGCACGAAGTCGGCCAGCTTGGTGACCGTCGCGTAGTCCGCCGCGCCGGCGACCTTGCGCAGTACCGGCATCGTCGCCACCAGGCGCGCGATGATCGATTGCACATCGAAGGGGCCGGCCTGCATGCATCACCACACCTTCGCCTTGAGCGCCGACAGCTTCGCCTTCGCCGGTGTCACCACTTTGGTGTTGGCGGCGGCCAGCCACGTCTGCAGCAACGGCCACGCGTATTTCAGGAAGGTCTGGCCACCGGCCGCCCCAGCGGCCGCACCGATTGCAAATCCGAGAATGAAATCGAACATGGCGGTCACCGAAAGTTGAAGGTCTGGTCACGGCCGAACACCGGGGCATCGCCTTCAAAGCGCACCTCGTTCGTGGCCGGGTTGTCGAGAACGGGATCGTCGGCACCGAGCGAGAGCTGGCCGCCGGCGACGGCAATGAGGAACTTGATCGCGTCGCGGTAGTCGCGCACGATCGGATCGGTGTTTTCCAGCGACTGCCGGCTCTTGTGCAGGTTGTAGCGCGTGATCGCGCGCGCATACACAACCAGGATGCCGGGCAGCTTGGTCAACGGAAGCGTGTAACGCGGTGCCAGATAGCCGTCGATGACGTTGTCGGCATCGTCGATCGCCGCCTGCACGTTCGCCAGGGCGAGATCCGCGACGTCGATATCCGCCTGCTGCCACGCGCTGCGATCGGCGCCACGCAGCGTGGCATCCATCAAGCCCGCGTCCACGATCGCATCGCGATCGGGCGTCGCGACCTGCGCGACTTCGGTCGCACCTGGGCGGTCGGCAAGTTGTGCGGGCGTGATGTACATCAGTCGTTCGCGGGCGTGATGTCGAAGTAGTAGTTCTTGCCGAGCTCGAACTGACCGAGCGCATGCGGGTTGTTGCACTCCATTTCGAAGTGGCCGTTCGGCGTGGAGTTCGAGAAGCGCACGTCTTCGGGAACGCTGCCGTCGTATTGGGCTTCGAAGCGAAGCGTCTGGGCGTGCGGCACCCCGTAGCAGGACTGATGGATCGACGTGAGCTTGAATTTGGCGCGGACGGGCATGGGTTTTCCTTCGGGCGGTGCGACGCCAATCACCTGGACGTCGCACCTCGCATTCTTCGGGTCATGCAGCTGCACTTGGCCACTTCGTATCCGGTTTCCCTGCAGCTCCCCGGAAAGGCACTCGCTTGCGATGAGGTGATTCCCGTACTTCTCTCGGCTGGCGAATTCAGTGACCGTCTCTCCGGTCTGTCACGCCTATGTTTCGGGCTTGCTTACTGGACAGGCGTTCCGCAGCACTCTCCCCGTAGCCTTTGGGGGCGAACCCTTCCCGGAT